CAGTTGCCGTAATCCCCGCCTCCAATGCTCGGAAGTATTTGATGGTCCCGTTGTCACCCTTGGACTGGAGGCTTTCAATAGCCACGCCAGACTGAAGACCTGGGTTGTCTCCCATGCTCGCTGCGAACATTCCAGCCGTCTGGCCGATAAGCTGACGCATGGACTCGGAGATGGTCCGCAGACCCGGATTGACCTGAGCGCCACCCTGCTGCATCGGAGCGCCAGGGCTTTCTGGATCAGGGTTGTAGAACTGCACAGGGTCTGAGTTGGTGTTCAGCGTAGCCAAAGCATCTTCATGCCCAGCCGCTTGAGTTAGAGTCATCCAATACTTAGCCCGTGGAGCCAGAGCGCCTTCCTCGATCTCTCTGGAGAGTGAGTAGTTCAAGACTCGCTGCGGGTCCAATAGCTTCTCGACAACACCCCAGTAGATCGTTTTGTTTTCAGTGATCTTGAAGTTGGCGAACACTGGGACGATTGGAATCCTGTCGAAGATGGTCTCTTCTTTGTCCTCAAGCCAATCGGTCTGGTCGAAGAATCGTGAGTAGACCTTGTTCTTATAAGCCTTACGAGTCCTGACCTGCTCAATGCCCAGCATGGTCAGCTCATCCACCACCTTCTTGAAGTCATCGTCGATAGTGTAGACAGAGCCGTTGGACATCAGGACAAGCTCACAGGCTTCCTGCTCCAAGTAGAACAGTTGCCCGACAACAATCACCTGACCCTTGTCGTAGTATGCGTCACCCTCTCTATCAATCGACACGGACGCCTGAGAGCCTTCAGGGTAGCGTTTGACGTACTCCTGAACTGACATTGCATGAAGGAGGAAAGCATATTGAGCGTCAGACTTATCCTGAAGGTAGGCAGCAGGATCAAACCAGACTCGATCAATGAAGTTGGCAACAGTCTCAATCACTAGGTCTTGATCGAATGACTGCGGGTCTGAGTACTTGTGAGACACCATCCAGCCATCATACCCAGCAGTCGCCATGCCTCGACCTGCGTTGATGTAGATGTCCTTGGCTCGACTCATGGCCTCAATGTTACGCACAAGGCCGTCAATGATGATTGCAGTCTCTTTGGACGCCTCCCCTGACATTGGGCTTACCTTGATGTCAAAAGCTGCCTGCTCGATCTCAGCGACCACCTGATCGACTATTGGGTTGACCATGTCGAATGTGTATCGAGGCTTGCCGACATTGTTGGTCCACCAGTACGGTTCCCACTGTCCGTCACGCTTGTCCACAAAGAGGTGCGCTTCTCTGGCCTTCTCACGGTTGTCGTGATCAGCCTCTTGAGCAGCAGACAGGAGGTTAAGAATAGACTGATGACTCTCGAAGTCTATTTTGTAATCGGTGTCGGTTTTAGCCATCATTGCCATCCTTTAAATTTGATCTGCTTGACCTGGGCCAACTTGGGCTTGGGCCTGTACATTGCCATCATCAGCGCATCAGCCATGTTCGGGCTGGGTATCTCGTAGGGCTTCTTTGCCATTTCGATCTTGGACATGATCTGTATCTTGCCGCTGTTGGTCTTCTTGATAGGGATTCTGCACACCTCAGACCTGAGCTGGTCGATCTTCTCAATCTTCGAGGACAGGGAGATCATATCATCTGGGTTGACGTACTCACCCTTACTGATAGCCCTGTGGGTAGCCTCAAACCTGTCTCGGAGCCTCCAATAATACTGTGCCCGCTTGTTGGCAAAGGTCTCTCGATTGCTCTTTGCTCTCTGACTTCCGCCGTCCGAGTAGGGAGACTCAGCATCCTCTGGAGACTCAGAACCCTTGTACATGACGTAATCGACCTTCTTACTCTCCAAGGCAGCGTCTACCTGTCGCTTGAGAGAAACGCCCAGGCCATCACAGTCCCACACAAAGTAATCCGCCCTATCAGCCAGCGCAAGGTCTAAGGCCCAGTCCATGCCGTCTGCTGCCTCACCTGTGGTCTTCTCTGTGACGTTTAAGACCACGTTGCCATGTCTGACAGCGTAGCCCTTGGAGTCTCCACCAGTGTCACTTGGATCGTGGGAAGCAATGATGGCTCCCTCACCCTTCCAGCCTAGCTTCACATGAGAATCAATGGCCGACTCAAACCAATCCACAGGAATAATACAGTCCTCAACCTCGTCGTAGAACTCGCCTAGCCAGATGTGCCGGTAAAGAGCTGTAGACAAGTTTGCCTTGTCGTATGCCCTCTCCTGTTCAAGCACCGCCGGAAAGAACGGGTTGTCGGTGTAGTTGATCCAGACAATGATGTGCATATCGTCTTCATAGTACCCATTGGCTCTCAGCTCTTTCTCGAAGGGCTTGATGAACCTTTGGCTGAACGGGTCTGCAATTGATCTTGGGTTGGCCGTCATCCAGATTTCGGAGTCACTCTCACGAAGGGTTGGAGTCAGAGCCTTGAGAGAGTCTTGGCTTATAGTCTGGGCCTCTTCCACCCAGAACCTCTTAAAGCCGTACATTGACTTGATGCCCTCTGGGTTCCTCGCCAATCCCCTAAACTTGAAAGCGTCATCACCCTTGAACTGGATGCTGTTAGCTTGAACAGTGAAGCCTTTAAGTTTAAGCCGATCTATCTCACCCGAAAGCAGGGAGAGCACCGAATCATCCATTGTGATTTGATACTCTCGAAAGCAAGCTGTCTTGATACCCTTTGTCTGGGCATCCATTAGGCAGATGTCCCCAACCGACTGAGACTTACCTGATCCTCTTCCCCCTATCAATATTTTAAATCGTTTGGGAGTAGTTATCAGTGGTCTCAGCCTAGCTGGAAGAGTCATCTCAGGCATTGACTAGCCTCACGGTCCAGTCATGTTCTATAGGCCCACCATTCTCGCCTGTGTGCTCGTTCTGCACTCTCTCTGAGTACCCATGCTTAGTGAGTATCAGCTTGGCAATAGTGGGGTTCAGATCACCGGTCAGAGAGCCGTTGAGCAGCCTTCTCTCTTGCGCCCTCAAGCATCTAGCAACAATGTCAGAAAATTCTTTCTTTTCAGGGTCGTCGCACCAGTCGTATATGGTCTCCCGCGAGATACTTAGCTCAATAGCCAGTCCCGCCATCTGGGGTATAACATCCCCACAGGCAAGATAACCACCGTCAACGTAGGCTCTGGCCTTTGCCACTATTTCATCGTTGTACTTGCTGGGTCTGCCCGCTGGCATTACTCATACCTCACTGGCTTGGACTTCTTAGCCATCGACAGAGCAATGGCGATAGCCTGCTTCTGAGGCTTGCCAGACTTCATCTCGGTCTTGATGTTGGCTGAGACAGTCTTCTTACCGTACCCTTTTTTCAATGGCATAGTGGCTCCTGAGAGCAATTGATTTACAGGGATTATACACGATTGAAAATATTTTAAAAAAGATTGCTCTACCCTCTTGCGTATACAACTAGTTGTTGTATGATTACTCCCATGCCAGCAATAAAGCGGGCGACAAATAGGGGAATCAAGATGCGTACACTGACACTTTCTACCGGCAGCTTCGACCAGATCAACACCTTTGGCATCCACAACCCACGCAGCCGTTACGGCCTGCCGATCTGGTGTTCTCTGAAGCAGGACTACCAGACAAAGGGTGACGGGGTGTTCTGGGCGCTTCAAAGCGGAACAAGCATGAAGTCTTCTTACACAGCGGCAGATGACGCAGAGACAAACAGAATGAAAACTGAAGATCACATTAAGAATGGCGAGATTGTCCTGATTGACGGCAAGCAGTACCGATGCCGCGTTCTTGGCGACTACTCCGATGCCGCGATCTTCGACGCAATCTAACAACCCCCGCCAAGGATGGCGCACTCAGGAGAGAGAAAATGGCGAACATGATAGCGGTCAACAAAGCTCTGAAGTCAGCATACCCGTCCCTTGATGTAGAGGCGGTGCGCGGAGACGGGTATGTGTATTTCGATGGTGATGACGGGTTCGACAAGATCGACTCGATCTGCGTGCATCCAGTCAGCATCAGTACCGAAGACCTAACGCGCCTTGTCATCGAGGCAGTATCAGCTCAATAGGCTGGCACAATCAAGGAGAGCAAAATGCAAAATGTTTTTGGTGAGATATATCGGCAGATTAAAGCCAATGCAACAGCAAAAGCTGTTAATGCTGCAAAGCAACGTGCTGAAGAACTGGGGCTGGCAATTCAAGTAATGAAAGAGTTTGATGAGAAACTACTCAAGTCATTTGAAGAATTGCAGGCTCTTAAAAAGACGCTTGATGATAAAATAAAGGGCTGCTGCATCTTCACCATGCAAGGCGGCATATGCGGTCTTGTTGATGAAGATGGGAAACTAATTGCAACAGCATTTAGAGATATGACCAACGAAGGATTGCCAGCTCAATAGGCTGGCACCTTCCCCCTACCCTCCACGCACATCTCGCCTTCGTGGAGGTCTACAGGACACTTACACTTTGGATAAGTACACTTGGGCTTGAATATCTTGTCCCAGTTATCCTTCCCCTGCTTAGACAAGACCCTCGACTTGATCTCATCTCCTGTGATGTCGTTTTGAGTAGCCATCACTCCTCCTTGACGAATACGCCGTGTTCATTCAAGTAGCCTTTCCTGTCCTTGATCTGCTGGTAGCTGTGATCGAGGCAGTTGTACAGGGTCATATTGCTGTACAGGGTCTTGTTGCTCTTCGTCGCTATTCCGCCTAACTGGTTCAGAGCATCGCAGTACCTGTTCACAGTCTGGTTTCCGTAATACCGCAGTGATGCGTAGGTTGTGCAGAGCATCCCAGTCAGGGTGATTATATCAAGATCATCCGGCTTGCAGGTGTTCGCTGCCGTTTTGAACTGTGGCGTCTTACCAGCAATGCCTGCCATCATAATCATCACCACCATCTGGTCGCCAATGTCATCTATTGGGCTTTTAGCTTTCGCCAGGCTGTCGGTCATTTCTCCGAATTCACTGATCAGTTTAAGCCACTGGGTCTCCAGCTTCCCGTTGCCAATGATCTTCCGGTCGATTCCCCACTGCGTAACCAAGTTAATTAGATTTTCCATAGTTCCCCCATATTGATTTACCTGATTCGAGGTCAGCGTCAATCCAGCCCGCCAGCCACCAGCATTTTTTTCTCATTCCTGCCGTACAAGCGTCCTTGCTTAATCCATCAGCGCGCGCCCTTTTCCCTTCGTTGTAGAGATCAGACTGCTCTTGTGTCATTCCCTCAATTCTCATTCTAGCTCCTTGATCTTCGCCTTCAGATCAGCCTTCAGGTCATCCAGATACTGTCTTGTGTGCTTTGTAACCTCTGAGGCTTTCATCTCCAATTCAGAT